GGACGAAGCTTCCCACAGAGCAATCTGCTAGTCCTGCACCAAGGTCAGTCGATTCAATTGTTTTGAAACCCGATGCTAAAAGCTGGCAGCAAGAAGTGGAACATTGGGACACCCATGCCCGTGAGCGCCAGTATATGTTTGGTGACGCTGGAATTAGTGAAATGTCGCGTTGCATTAGTGTTCCAAGATTCCTTGGATTTATCGGTAAGAAATTGATGAACGTAGTCAAGGATTCTGGTGAGTACTGTAACGTTATACCTCTGAAAAGCAATATTTTGCTGTTGCCCAATCACTTTGTGACGAAGGTGACTGAATTTGTCTCGCTTACGAAGATTGGTGGACATACATTCAAAAATATGCCCCTAGACGATAAGGTGACTAAGAGGATTGATAACACAGATTTTGCTGTATGGTGGTGCCCTGGTGCTGGTGTTCATAAAAACATCATTGAATATTACCCGAAGTTCATTGCAGAAGGTAAGAAAGTTCTCGTCCAGACTGTTTATAATAAAAAGGGAGAAATTGCTAGATATGATGAAATGACTGCAACCAGGAGTGAAGTTGCGACCACGAGGGGTGGTAGATTCCAAGGCTATAAGTACAGTTTTCCTGAACCTACTTTCGGAGGACTTTGCATGGCCACACTGGTGGGTCAAGTTCACGGAATGCCCTTTATTGCTGGCCACCACCTTGCCGGAGAAAATCTGGATGGGGGTGCTGGGGTTTTGACTCGTCAGCAGATCTATGATGCTATTGCCGAATTAGAAGCTAGGCCTGGGGTCCTTGTTTCTCATTCTGCTACCCCCTTGAAAACACGCAGTATGGGAATTGAATTTGGTCCCTTGACCCCTCCTCACCCCAAATGCCCCACACATGAGTTGCCGCTTGATGCGAAGATTCGTGTTCATGGAGGGCATAATATGAGCACTGGCAACACACGCAAGAGTGCTGTAGTGACCTCAGTGATTTCGGATGCTGCTGATTCGATCATGTCGATAGACAAGAAGCACGATAAGCCCAAGCAGATTGATGCACGGAGACACAAAGTCTTGGACCTTGCTGGGAAAGTGGACACAGCAACCCGATTTGAATCGGAATTCATGCAGAAGGCTTTTATTGATTTTGAGACCCTTTTGCTTACCCTACCTAAAACAGAATTGGCAAAACTTGGAAAAATAAGTGATGATGTCATTCTATCTGGTTGGGACGGAGTCATTGGCATCAATGCCATGAACTTTAGCACATGTTTAGGTTTCCCTGATAGGGGACCAAAAACGAAACGTGTTAAAAATTCCGATCGTGTTGTTGAAGGTATTTCTTGTCCTCGCGATGTTGATCCTGAGATTTTGGAGGAGGTGGCTGCGATGGAACAAGAACTTCTAGCCGGAAGATCCATCAATACAATTTTTAAGGCATCTTTGAAGGACGAGCCTACCAAAAAGACAAAGGACAAAGTTCGCGTTTTTGCCGCTGCGAGTATGCCATTTGTTATGCTGGTACGAAAGTATTTCCTCACTATAGCCGCTTTGGTGCAACGAAACCCAGCCACGACTGAGTGCGCTGTTGGTGTTAATGTTCAATCCCCGGAGTGGACTGAAATGTTCGAGGAAATTGGCAAGCACGGTTGGGATCGCTGTATTGCTGGCGATTACGCAAAGTTTGATGGTCGCATGAGTCCCCAGTTTATGCTAGCCGCTTTCAAGTTGATGATTCGTCTTGCTGAAAGAAGTGGGAATTATGGTGAAGGTGATTTGACGATCATGCGAGGTATTGCCACAGAAATTTGTTATCCAACCTATGACTATTTTGGTACTATCGTACAGTTTATGGGTTCGAATCCTTCTGGGCATCCTTTGACGGTGATTGTTAACAGTTTTGTCAATTCACTGTATTTGCGCTATTGTTGGTATGCCATTGCTGCTGAAAAGCGTTGGTGGAGAGTGCCTCTTTTTTGGCACAAGGTTTCTGTGAAAACCTATGGTGATGATAACATCATGACTGTTGCTCGTGGTTACGATGATTTCAATCACACTGCTGTTATGGAACAGCTGGCTAAGGTTGGCATCACTTATACGATGGCCGACAAAGAAGCCGAATCGGTACCTTTTATTCCTTTGCAAAGTGCTTCTTTTTTGAAGCACTACGCAGTGTGGGACGATGAGTTGGAGCTCTATCGCGCGCCCGTGGAAGAAGACTCTATTGCTAAGATGTTGCACACGCACCTTGAATCCAAAGTTTTGTCCATGAAGCAATCCAGTGCTGAGGCGATCCAAAACGTTGCCCTCAAGTACTTTGAATTCGGCAAGGAGGAATATGACAAGCGCAAGTCACAGCTTGAGGATGTGGCACGCGTTTCTGGAGTTCTAGGACACGTGGGCCCCATTATGAGCTATGAAGAACGTAAGGAATGGTACCGCAAGAAGTTTGACCTTTAGGTCAACTTCAAAGCCCGCCCCGGGGGCTCCTAATACCTTGGGCCATCGCAATTATGCGTTGGATAAGCTAAAAATAATTGTTCGCATGTGATTAACGCATGGGGGGTAGGTTCTGCATTACCTATTTTTCATGGCCAGCTATGCGAATAGTCGTGTACATAGTTGTTATTTAGCAACGGGGTGACGCCCACAAAAATAGCACTGTTGTGATAGCGTTTGATGCAACGCTCACAATATTTATTAAAAGCATTACTCAATTATATACTATACCAGAGGATAGTGACCTCAACCAAAACACTAAAATTCATACGGAGGATAGTGACCTCAACCAAAACACTAAAATTCATACTAAAGTGAAGCATGTTGGGGATCCCCCTTCTTACGCTGAAGTTCAATATCTTAGGAAGAGCAATCAAGCGTTAAAAAAGAAATTGGTAGACAAATACCGTCACATCCATCACTTGAAGAAGCGCATTACGGAGTTGGAAAGTGATACGCTTGATTCTCAGTCAGGAATTGTTTCAGATTCACAGCCAGCACCTGGCACAAACGAAACTGAACTGTCTCCCTCTTCATCAGAGCAGATTACTGCATTTGCAGATCAAGATGCCGGTTGGTTGACTACAAAAGTTGGCACCTATGACCCAACAATGGACTTGGCAAATACTTCGGACAGCGAGCTGGGGAATTTTCTCAAGAGGCCCATAAGGGAGTCAGCGCAATCTTGGATTGTTGGCCAACCTTTCTTTTATAAATTCAACCCATGGGCCGCCTTTTGTGAGAATCCTTTCGTGCGGGACAAGATCAAGAATTACGAGTTGCTCAGGATGAAGCTCAATGTTAAAATGGTCATTTCCGGTACAAAATTCCATTACGGGCGTGCTTTAGTGTCCTACAATCCTTTTACTGCAGGAGATCAGGTCACTGTACAACGAAATTTTATACCTCAAGATTTGATTCAAGCATCACAGAAGCCACATTTTTTCCTTAATCCGACCAAAAATACGGGTGGCGAATTGAGTTTGCCATTCTTCTGGCCAAATAATTATTTGCGCATTCCAGAAGGTGATTGGCAGGATATGGGAGACATTGTGATTTCTTCGTTTGGCAATTTACTGCACGCAAACGGTGGTAATGATCCTGTCACCATCACTACCTACATTTGGGCTGAGGATATTGTTCTCACGGTTCCCACGTCATCTAGTCCGCCTACAGTACTTACTTCACAAAGCGGGCGCCAAACGAGGAGTATGTCCGGAAAGGACCGTGGTAACAGGATAGGAGCACGTGATGAATATGGGCAGGGAATTATCTCTAAACCAGCTTCTGCCGTTGCTAAAGCATCGGGGGCGTTATCATCATTGCCTATGATTGGTCCTTATATGCGAGCCACTGAGATTGGGGCTAATGCCACAAGCAGAATAGCTCAATTGTTTGGATATTCAAGACCAAATATCGTTTCTGATATTCAGCAATTCAAACCATTACCCGCTGGCAATTTGGCCAATACTGACGCTGCGGATGGGGCAATGAAGTTAACGTTGGATAGCAAAGCTGAGTTGACTGTGGACTCCCGAACCGTTGGCTTAGACGGCAGCGATGAAATGGGCATATTGGATTACGTGACTCGTGAGTCTTATCTTACTCAATTCCAATGGTCTCCATCGGATGCTGCGGATACGTTGTTATGGAACACTCGGGTGTTACCAATGCAGCTTGACAATGTCTCAGGAGAAATACACATGACACCTTTGGCGCACATGTGCAGCTGTTTTGAAAGTTGGCAAGGGTCCCTTAAGTTTCGATTCCAGATTGTTAAAAGCGATTTTCACAAAGGCCGTATTTTGGCAAGATGGGATCCTAATCAATTTTCTTCAGCAGTTGAATACAATACAAACTACTCTCGAGTTATCGATATTGCTGAAACTGATGATTTTGAAATTGTAGTGGGCTGGGGCCAAAGTGTACCGTGGCGGGAATGTGGAACCCCTTATTCCACGGGATCTAATTTTTCGAGTGGTGTACGCCTTATTAACTCGATAGGCCCAGCCGCACAGGCCAATGGTGTTTTGGAGCTTGCTGTACTCAATGATTTGGTTAGCCCAAGCGCCGACGCGTCAATTTCTATCAATGTATTTGTGTCTGCTTGTGATGATTTCAAATTGGCTGGACCCAAGAATAGTGATTTGTCTAACTACCATTTGTGGCCTGATCCTTTTGATGTTCTTGGATCGCAGAGTTCGGCTCCTAATGTCGAAACAGGAGAAATGACTATGTCTGATAAACCCACCGCGAGTGGAGAACTCGTTACTATTGGTAGTAAAAGTGTGCAGGATGATCCCACTTACTTGGTTTATTATGGCGACCCTCCATGTTCCATTCGAGAATTGTGTAAGCGCTATGTGAATACACGTTCTTGGTATGCACGCTTGGGGTTAAACAATACCGTTCGTGTGAATCGGCTCACGAACAAAAACGCCCCATATCACACGGGATGGGACCCCAATGGTGTGGATGCGTCAACGAGAGCTCTTGAACCAGAAGGGCCGCCAGCGAGACTCACTGTTGGTCATACTGCTTACCACTCCTGGTTTACGCCTGCATACGCTGGTGTCCGTGGCGCATACCGTAAGAAATATTTTTTCTCTGCGCCCTCTACACGACAGACGCCCGTCATTGCTCGTGATACTTTTAAGAATTCTGGTAATGGTAGTATTTCTGCAAATGCTATTTCTTTAGCCGATACTACTTCTCAAATACAGAAATTTCTTTCAACTCGTTGGGCTCCACTTTCTGGAAATGCGAGTGTGGCCACCAATCTTGGCATAAACAACACTTTGGAGGTGGAATTACCATATTATATGCCAAAGCGTTTTTCTACGGCAAGGACCATTAGCGCCCAGCAGTTAGACTCAAACTCTCATGTAGTTTACACTGCCGAAGACAGTGGTAAGGACGAACGAACAATTCAAGTAGGGAAGACACTTGCCACCAATTACCAACAGCATGACGCTGTTGGTGAAGATTTCACGCTATTCTTTTTTACTGGTGTTCCCATATATTATGAATACGCCCTTACAGAGAGTAGCTAAATTTTATTTTGTACGTTACATACATAATTTATATAAATTTCACAGGATTAAACATATAAGAATCCGTCTTGTGATCTTAATTTGGGATTCGATTAACGCGTGTGCAACCATGGAGACATGGGCACATGTGTAATCCTGGAGCTGACCTCCAGGTGCGGTGTTCACGCATCGCGAGACTAATCTGACTCTTTTGTAAGGGTTGACCTAGGTATTTTTCCTCGAGATTAGTCTCGAGGCTTTTAGCTTAGGTCAGGCCTTTAAGAGTCAGTTGTCTCGCCTGTACATACATAGGTCAAATTAGGTTTTTCTTCTACGTTCTTTATAGAAGTTTTTGACTACCTTTTTAGCAGTATGTACATAGTTTTTCATGGTAAC